TGCTGGATCTTGGCCTTCAGCTCGTCCGCAGGGTCCACGTATTGCCCCGACTGCTGCTGGAACGAAAGCAGGCGCGAGCGCTCGTTCGCCGACGTGATCGCGTCCGCTAGGCGCTTCTGTGCCTCGGCAGCGTCGTCCGTCTTGTCCGCAAACAGCGACATCGCCACCGAAGCCGTAGCCAGCACTGCGGCCACCGCCGTCAGCGGGTTTGCCGCCAGCGCAGCCGTAAGCGTCGTGGCCCCAGTAGCCGCAGCGCCTTCCGCTACCGCCAGCGCGTCCTCCGCCGCCGCCGCAGCGCCAGCCGCAGCGGGGATCGTCTCTAGCACGCGCTCCAAGTTGAGCAGCGCCTGTGCGCCGAGCAGCGCCGCGTTGCTGAACGCCTCGACGCTGTTGCCGCCTTCCTGGAACTGCGCAATCAGGTTGCGCACCGTGGCCAAGCCTGCGACGGCGGCCGCCGTGCCCTGCAGCGCCTTCTTGGCCTGCTCCTGCTTCGAGGCCAGCGATTCCGCTGACCTGGCTAGCTCCACCTGCTGCTCGCGGTGCGCAGCCGCGGCTTCGGCGGCCTTTCTAGCCGCGGTCTCCTGCTGCGTGTAGACCTTGGTGCCGCCGCCGTAGACCGCGTCCTGCGCCTCGCCGAGCGCATCGACGGACTTCGCCGCATCGAGCGCCGACCTGCTGACAGCGTCCACGGCTCGCGCCGCATCGGCTGCCCCAGTGCGCATGCCGCTCGCGTCAAGTGTCAGCCTTAGACTTGGCATGCTTCGACTCCTGCCTGATCACGACCCTGTCGCAGGCCTGAATCAAGCGCCAGAACCACTGCCAACGCCATCGCGGGATCGAGTGGATCCGCAGCCAGGCCTGCACGTCCGAAGCGCTGATCGGCTCGATGCCGAAGCCACGCCCACGAGCCGCGTGCAGCTCGCAGAAGGCCTCCCAGGCGTCCTGCAAGTCCTCGCGCACCCGAGGCCTGCCTAGGATCGCCTGCGGCGGCGGCTTGCCCTGCTTGCGATTGCGCTCGGCCAGTAGCTCTAGGAATCGCCATTCGTCCTCGCTTCGGCCGAGCTGCCACTCAAGGACGGCTGTGAGTTTCCCTCGGCGCTCGCAATCGCATCGGCGGCGAAGTTGCGGTGGATGTTGGCGGCGTCGACCACGAACTGCCGGAACTCGTAGACCGCAGGGTCACACAGAAGCTCGACCGCCTTCTCACGGCTGTACGGGATCTGCGTCTGCTCGTCGGCCTCCGTGAGGTTGGCCCAGCCGAGCAGCACGGCCTCAGCAATCGCCTCGGCCTCCAGCCGATCCAGCAGCTCCGCGCTTACGCTGCCGCGCTGCAGGTCGCGTAGATGGGGCTCGTATGCCCTGGCCTTCGCCGCCCGATGCTTCTGGCTGTGCCATCGAGCGACCAGGACGCACAGCTCGCCGTCAGCAGGAGCCGATAGCGGGGCAAAGCTGCCCGCGGTGACGCTGAACCAGACGCCGTCGCGGGCCTTCTTCGGATCAATGCGGCGAAGGGCTGGCATCAGCTAGCGAACCTCTGCACGTGGACCGTAGCGCCGAGCAGGCTGTCATAGACCGCCTGATAGTCGAGAGTGCAGACCACGTCGGTGTCTTGGCCCTGCACAGGGACGCTCACGCCGCCGTACTTCACCTTCGGCATCCACCAGCTATAGGCGTTGCCCGAGCTGTCTTGCGTCACCAGCAACAGTGAGGATGCCTGATTGGCGATCATCTTGTTGTATTCGGTGATGCTGGCGAAGTAGGCCGCGATCTGGCCGGTGACCGTGAAGGTACCGGACCGGATCGCTTGCGCACCGATCGAGCCCACCACCTTCTGCGCTGCGCCACCGTTGGCGATCCGCATGGAGATGGACCGGGCCGAGTAGTCGATACCAGCGACACGCACGTTGGGGATGTTGTCGACGGCCTGCATGACCGACGTGGTAGTCGCAGCCTTGTAGTAGGCAGCCGTGCTGCTCAGCGGGCTCGTGGACACGCCGGAGCCGCGCTGGCCCATGATCATGTAGCTGCCGCTGATCATCTGCTCCACGGCGACCGTGAAGTCCATGCCGTCAAACACGCAGCCCTTGAACGTCTCGTAGAGCCCAGTGGTCGGGTAGGCCACCTCGATGCTGTAGCTCTTCTGCGTGCTGCCGTTCTTCATGCGAGCGCCGCGCAGAACCTTTAGGCCGGTAAGCGTCGGGACATATCCTTCTACGTGCAACGTTGGGGGAGTTGCGCCTGCCTGCAACGCTACGACCGGGTAATAGCCGACTAGTGTCCCGTTTGCCTGCCGCACACGCACGACATCGCCGACAGCGACATTGGTCGTCAATCCAGACGCTGCGAGCGCATACGTGGTGACCGTTACAGTGCCGGTCGCAGCCGATGTGATTTCCGTGCCACTGGGAGCCGCCATGACCGTAAAGGTCGTCGCGGTCTTGTACTTCACGTAGTAGTACGTGCTGGCGCTGTATGGCGATGGAACTGTGCCAGACAACACAACGGGGACATTGTCAACTAGGCCATGCGCAGCCGTTGTCGTGAACAAACCGGCCGCGCTGATCGTGACTCCGTTCAGCGCAACCGCTCCGCCGCTAACGCTAGTTACCTCGGTGGGTGCGGCCACCTCAGCACCGCTCTGAAGCACAGCGCGCAGCAGCGTGCTCTCGGCGCTGGTGTCGTCCGAGTAGCGCATGGCAAAGTTGATGTTGCCCTCGGCGCTGCGGTCAAGGCGCACCAAGTCCTGCACGTTGCGATCGCTGCGGATCGTCGGGTCTTGCTCCGTGCGGTTCTGGTTACCCAGAGTGTGGCCGGTAGCGTTGACGGTCAGGATCTGATCGTTTGTCAAGCTGGATGGAGTCGTGCCGTAGACCGACTCCTCGACGATGCCGATACGGAGTTGATTGGAAGATGTCATGCGTAGTCGTCACTTCGGAACGGGATCTGGACGTTGCGCTTCCACCATGGGCCGTCCCGAAAGCCCGCAGTGACGGATGGGGAATCGAACACGATGCTCGGGCTTGACAGCGTCACGCCGCGGAATGCGGCAACGACTGCGTCGGCGAGCGCTAGTTGTGCTCCATCGCCGCCACCAATGGGCTCGAAGAGCTCGACGGATGCCAGGCCAGCAGTGCGGAACTGGCGCGCTCCAGTGCCGGCAAACGACGCCTGGCGCGTCTCGCCGAATAGCACAGACACCCGCGCCCAGCGGCTGCTTGGCGGCGCGCTGTCGATGTCCTGGTTGTCGTAGAACGTCACCAGGCTCTGCGGCGTCGCCACCTGAGTCTGGAACCGTGCACGGATCGCGTTGCCGACAGCCTGCGCGGTCATTTGACCTCCACGATGGCGTCTCGCAGGTCGGCGACCGTCAGTGCCACCATGCCTTGCGGGGCCTGCTCAGTCGACCAGCCCTCTTCCAGACGGATCGCATAGGGCAGGTTGTTCTGGATGTGCACCGAGTCAAAGGCCTTGATGTTCGCAAGGGCACGGTCTGCGTCCTGCAGCGACGCAGATCCAGTGGGGTCGATGCGGCTCAAGGTTGCATCCGTCGTTTGGTTCAGCGTGAGCTGCCAGTTGCCGCGGAACTGCCCGCCGACATAGCCGAACGGCGCGGGCCCCTTCCACAGCGACGGGTTGCCGACGGGGCTGCGGTCCATGATTGCCCTGATGGCCTCAAAGGCCAAAGTGGACTGCGCTTTCGCCACATTCTCAGGCAGCTCGCGGCGCAGGTAGTCCTGCAGCTGCACGGCGAAGTCCTCAGCTCCGGTCGCGTTGGTCATGCTGCAGCTCCCTTCTGAAGCCTCAGCTCCCAAGCAATGATGGTCGACTGCACGCTGTGTTCGACGACCTCAAGCACGCGCCAGTTGTCGACCCCGATCGTGACGGCCTGCACTAGCTGCGGCGAGAACGTGAGCCCATACGCAGGCAGCACCAGCGAGGTCGCCGCCTGCCGAATCGGCGACTCGGCGCGCAAGCTCTTCTGATACTCCAGAGGCGGACTGCACAGCGCCTGCACCTGCGTCACCGTCGCCGCAGACTTAGCGCCTGTGGCCGGGTCGTAGGTGCCAGGCGTAGTCAAAACGTGAAACGTGGCCATGCGACCAAGGGTCAGCACCGTGCGGTAGACCTTGGCTTGCAGACCCGTCGCGTTCATCGACGCGCCCAGCCGCCGGTTTCGATCAGGCCCGCAGATGCCA